GCCCCTCATCTCTGTTTGAAGAGCTGTCTCTAACTATGATATCAATATCATTCGCCTCAGTCGGTGACTTGACGAATGAGCCAGCTATTGCAAGATAGTTCTCAACAACAACAATATCACCAAGAGTGCCAACATCAAGCCCGCCAAACATTGCCTTTCTGAATACCTCGACATCGATATCTGTGACCTTTGCATGAGTTAAGCCTCTGTCTTTCATCTCTTTTATTAACAGCTTATACTTTTGCAGAAAATCGCTGCGGCTCAGAGTGCCTACTCTTGTATTTCTATTGTCTTTGAAGTTCTTGTTGTATAGTTGTACGAACCTGAGTCTCAAGCTGTACAGCTCTTTATCCGGTGCTCCTTTCAATTTATTCGCTGTTATTTCTTCTATTCTCATTGTTTAATCTCCCCATAGCCCTCTTTATGCCCGCATCCTGAACGTGGACATTTAAGCATCTTCTTAAATCCCCTGCGCCGTACCGCACAACATGCAGGCAGTATAATCATTTTGCTTCTGCATTTCGGACACAGCTTCTCAGCTACTTGAACCATCAATATGTATAAGTTGCTCTGTCAGCCCAAACTTTATTGAATCTTGCATCACCACCAGCCCAGAGAATCGACAGCGCATTACCCTTGCTATCATATGTAATCTTCATGATTCTCCAGACAGGCTGCTGAGTTTTTCTCTGGTCGCATGGTGCTGCTTCGCCAATATATTCGGGGTAGTAATCAGATCCTATCACAATATAGGTCATTCTCTTAGCATATTGCCCTGAGCTAACATGAAACGGTATCGTATTTTTTGTCATTTTTCACCTCCTAGTTTTTATGATGCTGCAACCCAAGTACATTCGCAATTATGACTTGCAATTCCATTAGCAATATAGTATGATGATGTTGTCTCTAAATTATATACATAACCTTCAAAATAGGAGACATCGATATGGACAATTTTATCGCAGAAAAAAGACCCAGGGACTCGAAAGGACGATTTTTGCCCTACGATCTCCCCATTAAGGAAATTGCTCGAGTCTACCTTTCTGGTCAGCCTGAGTATAAAATTGCTAAACTTTACCATGTCAGCCGGAGTGCTATAAGGTATCGCCTGCTCATGGCTGGAATTCGCCCTCGTACAGAAAGCGAAGCACTGCGTCTTTGTTGGCAGCAGATGACCCCTGAACAGCGAAAGAACCAGCTCAAAGCGGCTCATGATGCTGCTAGAGGTCATAAGATGCCGCTTGAGGCTTTGGAAAAGGCCGCTAAGACGAAAGAAAGGAATGCACTGAAGCATTGCTCGAAGTATGAGCTGCAATTCCAAAAGATGCTTGAAAAAAGAGGAATTAAAACGGTTCTTCAGAAAGCTGTTGGCCCCTATAACTGCGACCTTGCTGCCTTTCCCGTCTGTATGGAAATCTTCGGCGGCAACTGGCACTCTTACGGCCGTCACGCCGCTCGATTTGAGAAACGAACCCGTTATCTCCTCAATCATGGCTGGTTTGTACTGATTTTTCCGGTGAATAAACGATCCCCGCTGACTGAAGCCATGGCAGATTACGCTGCCTCCTATATCAAGAGAATTCATAGGACGAAGCCCATGGCTTGTGAATATCGGGTGATTTGGCGTTGCCCTGAGCTTATAACCAGAGGCAGTCTGGATAGTAAACAAATCGCCTTTGTACCACCGTTTGCTAGCACCCGTAATTCGGCCACCGGGCAATACAAGAGAATCCCCAGGTAAGCACTGCGGGTGAGCTTCTGCATCTATCGACCTGGCCATACCAGTGCTCACCACCCGGCCGTTAATATTTTCCATACACCACTCACAAGAGTCTGGACTTGAAACACCCTCCACTTTCCCAATTCCTATTTGTTCAAAACCTTGAAAGACTCCTTCATTAAGAGCCCGACGAGTCTCAGTTCTTGCTATCAATTGAGTCCTGTATCTGTGCAACTTGTTTGCATACCGCTCTACCAATGAGGCAATCTTCTGCTCTGGCAATGCCTGCTCTTCCAACAAAGCCCTGTATTTTGCTACAGCTCCCGCCTGACGTGATGTCAATCCGACAATCGGTCTCAATTCTTTTGCAATCTTCTGAATATTCTTGCCGTAGTCGATGCCTGCTTTGACTTCCTGTCTTATCGCTTTTTTCGTCTCTTCTATTACCTCAGTCACCAGCTTAGCTGTATGTTTTTCAGCCCATTTGACTGCTGGAACACCGAGCATATCAAAACGAGGTTCTGCTTCTTGTTTGATGACCTTTCTCTCAACTACAGCTTTGCCGCCTTCAGCTAGAATCTTCAATAACTCAGGCTTCAAGATGCGCTGGCCTTCTTCTATGATAGCATCCCAGAACTTTTGGAGTCAACTTCCTCTCATTCAACCTTCTAAGTCTTTTGGTGTTTGTATATGTTCTCTTAATAGACTTCTCCACTACATCTTTCATTGAATCTCTTAGCCTTTCTAAAACCTGCACCTCTTAATGCCTCTTTTTTGTAGTCGGAATAATCATCTGAGGCCTTTCTATCACTCCCCTTGCTCTTTTTGCCTCTCTCTGTCTCTTCAAATCTTCAAACTCTTCATTAGTCATGGTGCTGATATAGGTGTATCCTATGGTTGCCTTCAATACTCTCAAACTCTAGCAGCTGGCCAAGCGTCTGAGTGAGAGCTTTCTTTCTCTTTGAGTCGAGCTCACCTTTGACAATGAGAGAGATGTTAGGTTGCTTGAAATACAAAACTAATGGCATATCATTCTCCTTTCTTTGATTTTTTATACTCTTCAATTATCTCATTTACTCTCATATTCAATTCTTCAATAGACGCTTCTCTTCTAGTAATGCTTTCTTCACTAATAGGCAAATAAGTCGCAGCGATATAATAATCATCACCATGGTCTACCTTCTCAAGATTTATTTATATGCTCACAGTTTAGTCCATTATGTACAATGCTTTTTGTCAATATTCTGTTCACAGCTTTCTGCAGTGGTGCGATTGTAGAATTGATATAAATAGCTGTTGACTCTTTGGCCGTTGAGCCGCCCAAACTTCCAGTTTCAGAAATTCCGATTCTGTATGGTGGCATCTTATAAGAGCTCAAAACCTCATCCCTTGACTGCTTGTAATACAGATTGAATGAACCTTCTTTCACCTCAATAGAGAGCGGTTTCCAGGTCAATGAACCGCCGGATGGCAGCTCTAACACAAGAGTCTTATGAGCATTGCTAGAACCTTTGATTTCTACATCAAGAAAGTCATTGATGTACTTCATTGAATTCTCTTCCCAGTCACCTTCAAGCGTCACAAGAGCAGCAGGTACACCATAGTTGTCAAAGAAAGACAAATTATAGTCTCTGACACTTATTAATCCCCTGGCTGCTCCGACTGCACCAAGTATATTTGGTGCGCCGTAATAAGAGCTGCGAGGGTAGTAGTTTTTGAAAAAGATTATCTCATTAGCAAGATTGTGAGCCTTTGCCGAGACTTCGTTGCCTGTGTCAGCATCAAAATTCTTTTCTAGCCCGATTTGCTTGAACCAGCGATATTTATTGTTCCTTACCTGACAGAACAGTTCTTTGCTTTTGTGTACTCTGATTGTATGTGCAGGAATGTGCCAGAGTCCATTGACTTCTTTTGATGCAGGGTCTCTGCTCACCTCAATTGCAAACCAGCCAACTACACCCCAGTCAATAATGCACTTCTCAATGATAACTTGATTCAACAAGAGTCCAGCCCTGTCCAACAACATCTTTTGCAATTTGCCTGACACAGGAATCAAAATATGAGCAGTTCTCCTGCAAAGCAAGAAGCCCATTCACATCGAACGGCAGCGGCTTCAGGCCTTTCTCTGAAAGAAACCTTGCCTCTTCTTTTAACTGCTTTGACGACCGGCGTTCAGCCTTCCGCAGTACAGAGAGCGGAAACAGCCCCCTGCTTGCCTTTAGGTAATAGACTCTACCGATCTTCTTCTCACCACGGACAATAGACTTTGCCTTTTCTGACATGCGTCACCTCCTTTTTCTTTTGCTCAAGTTTCGCTTCTTTCTTTTTTCTTTCATCCAGCTTCTTTCTTTTATCCAGACCGACGAAATGTACTCTCCCCCTCTTATGTCTTCTCTTATCAAGAGCTAGAACAAGCTGCCTCAATGCATCAACAGCATGGTCATTTTCTTTGTATGGCTTCTCTGTGCCAGTCTGATAATGATACGTCTCAATCTCATCTAGCAAGTTCGGACATTTACTCTTGAATACTTTGAGCCTGTTCGTTCTTATTCTTGCATTGACAGCTTCAATGCCTTTCTGGATGTCGTTGTCTCCGCCGTGAATATTGATACCCATACCTCTGAGCTCTTCAATCTCTCTTTTACCGCTTGGATCACCAAAGTAAGTAATGTCCTTCATGTGTTTTGAAATGTCTTTGAGTAACGTATGAGAAACATACAGCTCATCATAAATATAGAGTACATCATCCGGAGAGAGAGCGCCTTTCTCATTAGCATGGGGATTATTGAACCCAAAGTCAGTACCACCGAGCCTGAGCCAGTCTTTCGGTATCTCAAACTCTTCTTCAGCAATATTGTTTGAGTCAAAGTCCGGATAGACAAGTCCCTCCATCTTTCTGAACTGGCCTTTGTATCTCATATCGAATAATCTTTCTGACAGGTCTCTCTTTGCTCTCTCAAACTCTCTTGCAGGGTAATATGGATTATCTATTGACGTGAAGTTTATTACAGTATAATTAGGGTCGCCTTTCTTCCAGTGCAAATAAAATTCATGATAGAGCCAGTTTAAGCCGTATGGTGTCGTGGTTAGTAATGCCCTACCCTCTTTCATACCAAGCCTTGCTTGAATAGCAACCCAGGCCATATACTTCATCTGGCCGGCTTCATCAAGTCCAGTGACTCTGGCCTATCTGCTGTACCAAACCATATCTTTCCACCAGTCGGCAGCAGATAAACATTATAGCTCGGTTTATACTCACCCTCTAAATCTGTGCTTCTGTAAGCATCTCTCAAAGTCGGTACGGTTGTCCTAGTGAGTAACTTATAGGTCGGAGCTACAACAATAAACTCATCTCTCGGATACTTCTCTATTTCAGAAAATAACCACCATGGCCCGGTGAATGTTTTTCCACCACCAGTACCGCCTATCAAACCGATGAACCTGCTCTTGCTTCCCAGTGCTGCTGCTTGGTGAGCATATAGATGAATTTCTTTGTATCTAACTCTTTGAGTTTGCATTGTTGTTATTGTTATTTTTGTAGTCTTCAAGTATCAGCCTGACAGGCTTTTTCTCATCCCCAGTATGTAGCATCTCTTGACGGTCAGTCATTCCAAGCCAGTTTTTAGCCAGGAATATCTGGACTGATGCATTATGCCTTTT